ATGCCGAATTCAGACCTACTCCCCTCCCTGGTTTCCAAGCTCTATGAAAATCAGCTGGCACTCGAAGCATCGATCATGGAGTTATCAAACTGGGTGGAGCAGCGCGGCTCCGCTGAGGTTGCTGCGAATGTACGCGGCGCACTGGACACGCTCAGTCACAATGAGGAATTCATCAAGCTCACATTGGCGGTGTTGATGTCTCCAGAGTAATGCCTTACAGCTCGTCGCCTCGGATAGCATCAGTGGCAAAGCTCGAATACTGTATACACATACAGTACAAGTAAGCAGTCACTCACATGCCCCCTACAGAACTCAAAAAGGAATGGCTCGCCAAATGGCGGAGAATCCTCGACGACAACGCGTCCCGGATGGATAACCCCGAGGCTTATCGAATGATGTGCCGGTGGGAGACTCGTGACATGTTGGAGGCTGGGGTCATTGATGAGATGGAGCAATTTGAGATGGATGAGCTGGCCGACGCGGCTTATTGGCATGCGGTTGAAGAGCTAGTCACCACACCTGCGGGGTACACGTATGGCGGCTACTATGACGTCATTCGACAAGCGACATCGGAGTGCGTCGGGTACATCCGAAGCAACACCTATTACTCATCCATCGGTCCAGGTGCTGATGGGTTTGATGGAAAGGTATTTCGCGATAAGACTGACTTGCGTTTGGTGTTTCGAAGCGACAACCAGGCTTGGGCGATAAATGGGCTGGTGCTTACCGCGCCATCTGGTGAGCTGTACGATTTGGTACAGACCGCGCAGTTTATCTATGGGAAGGTCTACCCAATCATCTGCGATGCCGATACCTATCGTGCGCTGGTAGATTGCGCACAGGTCGCCTTGGAATGCCGCGATTTTGAGAGCTATCGCAAGGCCCGCCCTCTACTGCTCTCCGCCCAGTTCACCAAGTGCGATACCTGCCTGGACCGTTTCGGACAGCGTGAGGATTGCAGCACCTGCGCAGGCAACGGCTTCGTCAACACAGCTGGCACTCAGCCGACGTCGTCCGCATAACCAGCGACGGCCTCCTCGACCAGCTCTCGCCATTCAGCGCAATCAATCACCCTGCGCTCAAGCATATTGTCAGCAAGGGCCAGGCGCGTTTCATAACGATATTCCGGTGAGCCGGCTTCAAATTCCGAATCGTTCAGCAGCGCATGCCACGCTTCCATCTCGTTGACCTGCTGTATATCGGTTGTCATGACGAATCTCCGGTACCGGTGTCTACAGGGTAGAGATCGGCCGGCGCGCGGCTGTTCATCAAGCCCGACGAGCGGAGACAGTCATGTGCGGACGCCTTTCACAGTACAGCGGCATTCATGACTTCGTTGCGGCCCTAAGCATGCCGAATGCCATGGTCAACTCAGTTGGCGAGCTGCCTCTGGAACGATACAACGTCGCCCCCACCACTCAGGTCGCCCTGCTCCATTTACAAGGCGAATTGCTGCTGGCTGATCCGGTGCGCTGGGGATGGCGACCGCATTGGGCCAAGGACCGCGCCGCGCCGATCAACGCTCGTGTCGAGAAGGTGGCCCACGGCCCGTTCTTCCGGGCAATCTGGCCGCACCGAGCAATCACACCGATCAATAACTGGTTTGAATGGGTCGATGAGGGTGGGCCGAAGAAGCAGCCCTACCTGATCCGCCGGCGCGACCGCGCGCCGATCTACTGCGCAGCTATCGGCCAGTTGTCCAACGCTGACGAAGGCCCAGGTGAGCATGACGGCTTCGTGATCATCACCGCCGACAGCGCCGGCGGCATGGTGGACATCCATGACCGGCGGCCCGTTGTGCTGAGTCCTGAACTTGCCCGTGAATGGTTGGACCCGGCCACGCCCAAGGAACGCGCCGAGCAGATGGTACTGCACCAGGGCGAACCAGCAGATGCCTTTGAATGGTTCAAGGTCGATACGGCCGTTGGGAACGTCCGGAACAAGGGGCCCAACCTGATACTACCTGCACCCTAAAACAGCCCGCCGAGGTCAGAAGGTTTCCAGTTCATGATCACAAGCTCGCCGCTGACCTCGGCTTTTCCTTGTCGCTGATTGGTGGTGCTGTAGCGAATGTCCAGCGTTTCAAAGTGGAACCCTTCAAACACCCGCCGGATATCAGGATGGTCGTTAATACTCACCATGACCTTGCCTTTGCAACGACGCATGAAGTCGGCCATTCGCTCATAGTTTTCGAACGGAAAGTCCACCCCGTAGCCCGCGGTCTGCCAGTAAGGTGGGTCCATGTAGTGGAAGGTGTGGGGCCGGTCGTAGCGCTCGGCGCATTCGAGCCACCCTAAGTTTTCGACATAGGTTCCGGAGAGGCGCTGCCAGGCTGCGGAAAGGTTCTCTTCAATCCGCAACAGATTAATAGCCGGGCCCGTAGTAGCAGTGCCGAAGGTCTGGCCGCTGACCTTCCCGGCGAAGGCATGGTGCTGCAGGTAGAAAAAACGGGCAGCTCGCTGGATATCGGTGAGGGTTTCCGGTCGGGTCATCTTCTGCCACTCAAACACTTGGCGCGAGCTCAGGGCCCATTTGAACTGGCGTACGAACTCCTCCATGTGGTTCTGCACGACCCGGTACAACGTCACCAGATCGCCATTGATATCGTTGAGAACTTCAACCGGGGCGGCCTGAGGGCGCATGAAGTAAAGCGCAGCACCACCAGCAAAAACTTCAACGTAGCATTCGTGCGGTGGGAAAAGAGGAATGAGGCGATCAGCCAAGCGACGCTTGCCGCCCATCCATGGAACGATTGGGTTTGTCATTTTTGCAATCCTTTGCAAAGTGGGTGTTTTTTGGGGTCATGCTAATTTTTGCGATTGGGCATGTAGGTCAGGGCGCAATGGCCCTGACATACGCCTGGCACGCCCGCAGCGCGATCAATCCTTGGTCGCCGGCATCGGTGATGGAGATAATTCGATGAGCATGCGCTGGGTCAAGTTGGGCTCGACGGGCTGCATGAACCACGCCGACGGCGCCGGCGGCGGTAGGCACATTGCAGCCACGGGCTGTATCCGCTGCGTCGATAAGGACTGACAGCCGCACATCAGCAGTGGCAAGGCGATCGCGCAGAGCAGCCTGGGTACGTTGAGCATCGGATAATTCTCGTATGTGTTGTTGGTCCTGGATGGCGAGCTGTTGCTCGGTGGCCAGGCGCTTGCTCTGATCGGCGCGGGCCTGGGCGGCAGCGACCATGCTGATCCTGGTCAGATCTTCTTGATGCAGGCCGGCCTGCTCGGACAGCTTCTTGCCCATCCGCCAGTTCTGCACCTGCCAGGTCACGCCCGCGGTACCGGCCATCAGCCCCAGCATCAGCACCAATAGGCCCGCCAGCTTCTGCACCGGCGTCATACCAGCACCTTCAGCGCCTTATCGTATAGCGCCTGGCGGTCGTCCTGGCCGGTGAGCCCGCCATTGATACGCCTGGTGATCTTCGCGAACTGCCCCTGATCAGCGAGTGTATTCAGCCCATTAGTCGACCAGAACCAAGCCGCCGACATCGCGGCGTGCTGCGGTAGCTCCAGCAGTTCCGGATTGCTGATGAGGTCCAGGCCCAACGCCTCGCCGCATGCCGTGTAATTCGCCCGGCCCGTGATCTGGATCAGGCCGCGCCCGCGGTACTTGGAGCCGTCGCCCTTCTGTGTATTGCCCAGGTCCGCGCGGCCTTCGTAGCCGGCCTGCTGCGCGGTGGGGCCCCAGATTTCGCGCACCCATCGCAACTGTCCAGATTCGTGCCCTACTTGGGCGATGAACGCCGCCACCCGCACGGTGCCCACGATGCCGTAACGGCTCATGGCCGTGTTTAAGGCAGGAACAAAAACGCCGGCTTGGCGGCCGGCGTTCGGGAAGATATGCAGCAATTGCTGCTCGGTGATCGGCATAACTTTCTCCAGGCAAAAAAATACCCGCTCATGGCGGGTGGCGGTGTTTGGCAAAAACTCAAGACGCTGGTGGAGGGCTCAACCGGTTGATGGTTGCGCGAGCTGCTGCGCGTGCTTCTTTGATGTCGTCCGGAATCGGTGTGCCATCCTCAAGCAGAGCGAAGGCATGCCAGTTGGTCTGGCTCAGGTACGCCCGAGCCTGACCCAGGCTCAATTCATCCGTTATGTCTTGCGCCGTTTTAATCGGTTCAAGCTTGCTCAAGTCCACCATTTTCTTGTCCTTCTCGGATATCAGGAAGTTCAGCTGCAGGGATCACTACAGGCGAGGTGTCGGGAAACTTCACCGGACCACTGCGCGCATCAATAATCATAGGTTCTAGTGGACTACGATATTCATTGGGGCTCTCCATACTTACCGGAAGCTTTAAAGAAAAATGAAGAGTTCTACCTATCCTTTCCACGTAGTCGCCTGAACCACTGAGAAAGAATTTATTGCCCACAGCGGATGCGGGGAGACGGTATCCGTCCGGTATACCAGACAAATCAATGTCTTCACCGTTGATGGTGATTACATCGCCCGACACAGAAGCCTCAAGCGGCCAATCGGACAAAAAAGGAAACATCTTAATCTTCACTTCCAGCGCCCCCATACGTTAATAGTTGGTTGAAATGTTTGAACGGTTAACCCATTTCTTATGACGAAAGCCGCGGTGCTAGTATCCGACATATACTCCGCAATAACCCCATAAAAATCATAGGTCTGTTGCGGTTGCGCATTCGTACTAGATTTATAAGCGAATCCTATGGCGCCGTTAACTAAAGTAATGGGCAGCGTTACCATAACTACCCGTAATTCGTTTGCCGCAAAGCTTGCGGTTAATGGCGCAGTCCCTCTAACATTTATTTCGCCGTTGGCGTATTTACTTACAGCATAACCACCAACTAACGCACTAGACATAAGACCCGCTCCAGTGCCGGTTGGATCAAGCGTGGCGTTTATTCCGTTGTATATATTGGCCCAGGGCTGCCATACACCGTTAATCCTACGACGCTCGGCGCGTCCGCCATGGGTAATGCCGAACGCTTCCTGTGCTTCGTATCCGACGCCATGCACGGAAACCCGCAAGAAAAAAGCAGCAGACCCAAACGATGGAGGCCCATTAGTAAAAGTACCGTTCAACGCATACAAAGATGCGTCGACTAGCGTATCGCAGTTGGCGCCGTTACCGATTACGATAGCTGCTCCGCCATTCCCACCTTTTGAAACCGGAAGAGGCGCAGCAGGGGTACCAATTCCCTGGTAGAGCTCTAAGGTCATCGCATTTATTTTCACGGCAGTGCTGCGCGTGGTATCTCCACCGGCGCCGGTTGGTGCCGCGCCAAGGTTGATTTCTTGTCTTGCCATAAATTATGAGCCCTTCCAAATTAATTTATAATTCAACTAATCGGCTTAGCAAAAACGACTGGCATATAAAGCGCAGATGGGAGATCAACCCCCACCGCCTGAATAACTAGACGATTATTGCCATACTCCCAAATTGCATATATGTTTCCTTGCCTAGATACGACACCAGCAATATCCATGGCAATATTGTTCAAGAGCATATAGTCGCCAGTATCGAGAGGTGAGGGCGCGGTCCAACTATACCTATACTGCCCAGACCCTGGCGGATTGCCTACTGCGCCAAGGTATGTCCAGCCCGTGATAGTTCTCGTAAATTGCGCGCAAGGCGTCCCGCTATCAAACAGGAGTTTGGAGGATGAATCCCACAAGCGAAGTCCATATTCTGCTTTAGCCTGCGAAGCGAAGGACGCACTAAACCATTTACCATTGGTAGATATATTCCTATTAGCTTGAAAACTAAAACCAGTCCAAGCCCCCCTTCCCCCATGAATAAGGCAAAAGTAAACATAACCATTTGCTGCATCAGGCCTAACAAATACAAGCGGCGGTTCATCGGTCGTAACTGTCTTAGCAAATGGCACATAAACCCCTGAGCCGTTCCCGCTCCATGAGCCTTTCTCAAGCACAACAAGCCTTGAGAATTCAGAGTCAAGAGTCACAACATCGGAATCGTTTGTGAACCTCATTCCGAAAGACATTAGCGATACCTCATAACTAGCAATCTTTGTGGGCTTGAACCAGTTGGCCCGGTATTGGCTGCTGGACTTCCAAAATAAACTGTAACCCCTCCGGAAGTTACAATTGGCGTATATTGAATCGCCGTCCACATTTGTGCGGTTGTGTCATATGCAGCAATTGGGACGCAAACTGCCGAATGTGTAGATGGGCTGACGCCTGGGATAGCTATAAAGCGGCTGCGACCGCTCGACTGAACTATCTCTGAATGTACAACCATTACAGTAAATGAATTTTCATCCAGTTCCAGAAGTCCAGTCGCCCCCCATATGCGAACTCCCGAGCTCATTCTGTTAGATCTCCGATTTGCACCCGTTTGACGTTATTCACATCCCAAAAACGCAAAGACCGATTCGTCATGATCGAACGGCCTTGTCCAGGGACGACGCCGTTAATCTCAAAGGTGCCATCCTTGTTTAGGATCCATCCTTGCTGACCCGCGATGTAGTTGGTCGAACTGATGTAAGCCCCGATCTTGGCGTTGGTTATCGTGCCGTCTTGGATAAACGCGGCCTTGATGAAGGTCTGCCCACCCTGCACAGCGAACGGCACCGTACCTGCCTGCCCGATGGCGAAAAGGTCTGCGTCGATGACGAACTTCGACTGCAGGCCACCCGGCCCGTTCTCCAGTCCCAGGCCCACCCCTGCCCACTTGTATACTCCCGTAGCGGACTCGTACTGCAGTCGCACCGACCAGTTCAGCGTCACCTTTCCGTTCACTGCTTGGATGGCCGTGGCATTGGTCTGGATCGCCGCGGTATTACCGTTGAGCGTTGTCTTAACGGTTTCGATGCTGGACGACAGGGCGCCGTCGGCATTGATGCGTGCGGTTTGCTCGCTGACGATCGCCGCAGCGTTAGCCGCAACGCTGACCTCCACCGCGTCCGTGCGCTGGCCTTGCGCCAGGTCGCCCTCAATAAGCGCGGACTGGGTTGACCATACCCCCACGTAGCTCGCCTCCGACCCCATAAGCGCACTGTCGTCACCCTGGAGAGGCGGGTTGACCTGCAGGTAAATACCATCGACGCGCTGCGCCGTGGTGGTGACCTTGTTGTCGAGCGTGGTCACCGAGGTCTTGAGCGTGCTAAGCCCGCTCGCTGTGGCGGTTACGCCGGTGACAGGATCGTTCACCGTGGTTTTCACCGCGTTCAGCTGCGAGGCCTGGGCGGTGATGTCCTGGCCGTGCTGGTTAATCGTCGCCGAGTTCTGCTGAACCTGGGTCACCAGGGCGTTGACCGTCTGCGTGACGGTGCCGATGTCGGTCCAATAGGTGGCGTTCGGCGGCGGGTTGTTCGCCGGCACAGGACCGTTGGCCTGGTAAAGGTGCTGGCCCACGCGAACGATGTCGTTCGGCGCGTAGGCCTTGGATGGCACGTACTCCAGAGCATCAACCACTTCCCCGATCAGTTGCTCCAGCTCATCCTTGGCCGCGTCAATGCGACCGTTCACAGAGGCTGGACCGTTGCCGTCGATCAGGTCGATTCGGTCCTTCAGGTGCTGGCCCAGGGCGGTTTCGTCAATCTGCCCTTTGATCTGCTCAAGGATCGGCCCAGCGTCCGAGCTAGCCTGGCCCATCACCCCATTCACAACCGGATAAAACGGCCCGATGTTGCCGGTGCGGTCCACCAAGCGCGCCCAGAAGAACAGGGTTGCGCCCGCCAGCAGCGACTGCATGCGGTAATCAGCCTGCGGATAAGCCAGGTCTGCCAGCTTGGTCGATGCTCTCAGGTCACTGGCCGGGCCATACCATAGCTCGGTGCGCTGAGTATCCTCGGCGCCAGCAGGGAAGCCCCACTTGATGCCGATGCCGAACAGTTCGCTGGTGGTGGTCAGGAACGAAACCGCCGGCGGCAAGCCAACCTTCCCTTCCAGGTTGGTCAGGTTGGAGCTCTTCCAGATAGACGAGATCTCGAAAGCGCTCACCGAGCGCACCCGGGCGAGGTAGGCGCCTGAGTAGATGCCGGTGACGTCCACGCTTGTTGCGCCAGTGCGCTGCAGTTTGATCCAGTTGCCGCTGTCCTTACGCCACTCCACGTCATACGCGACGGCGCCGGTGACAGCCGGCCACGAGATGTTCATGGTGCTAATCGCGATGCCCTGGTTCACGGCGTAGCTCGATGTGAGCGTGACGCTTGCCGGCGCGGGAACTACGGTGATTGGCACAACGCTGATTGGCCGTTCTTCAAGCCGCGCCCCGGTGTCGATGTGAGCGAACTTGCTTGGATCGTACTGCACGGCCGAGATCTCGAACACGCCTGGCTCCGGGCGGGCCACGCTTACCACCCTGTACAACGGGATTGCCAAATCGTCGGCATCCAGCGCCCACACCAGTTCAGGTTCGGGCGGAACGGAGTAGGTAACGGTAACGGTGACCTGCCGGCCGCTGACCAACTGCACGGTTCGCCCCTCGCACTTGCCGTCTGGCAGGTTGAGGATCAGCCGGTCACCGGGCTTGGCCTGAGTATCGCGGTCCAGCGTGATGACCTTGCCATTCACTGCGGAGATACGCCCACCCACGGGGCGCCCAGCCAGCAGTTCGTCCGCGATAGGAATTACGTAGCCAGGCAGCGGGATACGCCCGTCCAGGCCGACCTTGAAGGTAACGGCCCGGTCCTTGGAGTTGGTGAGCAGCGCCCACTTACCTCGGCGCTGGGCCTCGGATTCGCGGGTACAGCCGATGGCACTGATCTCCAGCGGATTGTCGCCGTAGCGGCGCTGCAGCTTCTGGTCGGTCACCGCCGTGACGTCTGTGTCGTAGTTGTTCAGTGGGTTGTCGTAGCTGATCAGCGCTCTGGTGTACCGGGTGCGCTCCGATGCGCTGGAGTAGGTGAACTTGCCATCGATGACGTTCGCCTTGGTGTAGGCGAAGTCGAAGTCGGTGGCGCGCGGCATATCCGCCAAGGTGAAAACCTGGCCTTGGGCCCAATAGGTCATACCCCGGTAAATGGTCGAGATATCGCGTAGTAGCGACCAGGCGTCAGCCTTGCTCTGCAGGTTCAGGTTGCAGATGAAGCGCGGCTCCTGGCCACCCTTCCCGTCCGGCACCAGTTGGTCGCAGTACTGCGAGATGCGATACAGCTCCCACTTGTCCACCATCCACGGCTTGATGCGACGGCCGAGGCCGAAGCGGTCTCCGGTTGTAATGTCGTAGGTCATCCAGACTGCGTTATCGGTCCAAGCCTGCTTGAATGTGCCGTCCCAAACGCCCGAGTAGGTGCGTGACACCGGGTCATAGTTGCTCGGTATCTGCATCTTTTTCAGCCTTGTCTCGACGGTCACGGCCGGGATACTGCGGAACTGCTCGGCGGAGAACTCAATGTAGAGCAGCGCGGTGTTTGGGTATCGAACCTTCGCATCGATGACCTCAGTGAAGCCTGAGATCTGCATCGTGTCGGAGATTTTGTTGTTGTTCTGGTTGATGGTCAGCCGCGTGATACGCATCAACCAACCGGTTGTTGCTTTGGGAAGATCAATGCGGCGGGTGCGCTCGTAAAGGCTGGTGGTCTTGCCGTCGACCGCTTCACTGAGCACCTGTTGGTAGGCGCCGCCGTCGGTGGCCAACTCAACTTTGTACTCAATCCGGTAACCGTTAATGTTGCCGCTGGCGTCCACAGACTGAAGTGCCGGCCAGGCGAAGCGCACGCGAACAGCAGAGAGCTGCGTGTTGTTGATAGCGCGAACCCATGGCGTCCCGCTGTGCAGCTCGGTACTGATCGTGGTCTCGTTCTCGATCGAGGGGATGCCCTGGATATAGCTCTGATCCACCGCTCCGGTGCGCCACTCCCACTTCACGTTCGGGAAGTTCATGTTTCCCTGGGGATCTTGCAGCGGGGTGTTGTCGAGAAAGATATCGCGCGCGGTAGGCGTGCCTTCGAATTCTCCTTCACCGATAGCGATTAGCATTTTGGCAATGGCGATAGAGCGCAGGCTGTCAGGGGCCTCGGTGGGCGTTTTTGGCTTCTCGGAGCCACCCTTGGCGCCGTAAATATCGAGCTTCTGTGCTGCGCCCATGCTTTTCTCCAGGCAATAAAAAACCGCCTCGGGGGCGGCTGCGGTGCTACGAATGTTGGCTACATTTGGTCTTCGGCGTAGATCGCGGCGCTGATGATTGCGCCGCCCACCCGGCGCTTGCCATAGCACAGCGGGACCGGGTTACCGGATGCGGTGGTGTTTTTGGCGCTGCCGAAGGCGTAGCCGGGGGTGTTCTCGGGCGCTGCGCTGGTTTTAAGCCCGCTGGCTTGAGGGCTCAGCATCTGGATAACACCGCCGGCGACAAGACCAATGCCCGCGCCTATGAGCGGAGTACCGAAAGGCGTTGCAGAGAAAATAACACCCACAACAATCAAGATCGCACCAACGATGGTTTGAAGAATTCCGCCGCGCTTGCTGCCTACGACCACGGGCGCAATGCGGATGTCACCGGAACCGTTATAGCTCAGCTCCTTCTCCCCAATATTGCGCTTATCGCGAAAAACCGCGAATTCAAGGCCGCGAGACTTGGCATTCGAAAGAAACCGCTCGAATCCAGGGATCTGCACGCATAGCGCTTTGATCGCCTCCGCGGGCGATTTCACCGCGAGCCTGAACGACTTCCCGAACTGACGTAACTGCCCGTGCAGGCGGATCGTAGTCATGGATTGATAGTTGATCGCTGATACCTGCATCACTTTCTCCGGGCAATAAAAAACCGCCCGAAGGCGGCCCTGTAGTTTTCGTTGTTCAGTTGTAGTCGACGTAGGGGCCGATGTAGAACCCAGCCATATCACCGCTGATGCGGTACAGGCTTTCCTTGCCAGGCTGAACCGTCGCTGCGATGGTTCGAATTGCAGCGCCTGCGCACAAGCCAGAGCCCGCTAGACCGGCACCCAGATTGGGCGTTCCCGGCGGGAGGTAGAATGTAGCCCGCTGACCAGTACCGATTTTCGCAGCCCTGCGGCCGTCGACATAAACAACAATGTCGCACCCAGAGCCCACAGCGCCCGAGTCGCGTACCACGGTGACTTTTCCGCTCTCGCCAGCCGGTTTAGTCTGGAAGGCATATACCTCATCCGACGGTACCGGCTTAGCATCCCGTATTGAGATCGCTGATGAGGCACACCCTGCGAGCATCGCCACCGCTACAGTCGCTATCAAAATCCGCATGTCGTTCCCTCTCTGGTTTTTGGGGACTGTACCACCAGGTCGGAGAAAGCAAAAAAGCCCAGGGCGAGGCTGGACCTGCAGACTTTTATGCTTCGGCACTCCAGACCGCTAGTTCATAACCATCCGGGTCGATGAAGTGAAACCTTTTGCCGCCAGGAAAAGAGAAAATCTCCCGGCTTATTGTTGCCCCTGCTGCAATGACTCGGCGCTGAGCTTCCTCGAGATCATCCCCATAGAGAATGACCAGAGGGCCACCGGTCCGAACGGGCTCTCCAGTTGTGAATCCTCCGGTGAGCCTTCCATCGCTGAATTCGGTGTAACTGGGCCCGTAGTCTACGAATGTCCAACCAAATGCTGAGCCATAGAAATCTTTGCTGCGCGAGATATCGCTAACGTTGAACTCGATATTGTCGATCTGCCGATCGTTTCCTCTAACACCCATGATTCACCTCCTTGTTATACAAAGACCTCATCATGACGCGATCCTGTCCAGGCATCCAGCGTGGATGGAATGCCAGTGGCGCAGTCAACAATCAAAAGATAGCATTATGCCGCCTAACTATACCTTCATAATTTTAATGGATCTGATAAATGGACTTATTTTCTATACCGCCTACAGTATATGTAGCACTAGGCGCAATCGTTGCCGCACTCTTAGCTGGCTTTTTCTCTTATGTAAATTTAGTAAGTGCCAAAGAAAACAAAGTCTCTGAGTTCCGGTTGGCGTGGACTGATGGTTTAAGAGAGGAGGTAGCATCATTCACCTCTGCGATTCAGGTATTAGCCAAACACGAAGAAACCTTTATGGATCTACGGCAATACAAATGGCCCGACGTTAGCGAATACGATCTTGAGGTGAAATGGATTGAAAAGTCTGAACTTTTATTCTCTAAATGTATTGAGAACATGTCGAAAATTCACCTTCGTCTTAACCCAGAGCACATAAAAAAACCGGATGGACTAGAATCAAAGTTAATGAACGCCCTAAAGCTATCCAGGGACTGTTTCAATGATGGTGACTACGCGGGTGCACTGGACGGTTGTGCAGCTATCAGAAACACGGCAGCCCCTTTATTGAAACAGACCTGGGAAACAGTAAAACTGGGAGAGCTGGGCTACAGAAAAATTAGAAAATACGCGCTACTCACTGTAGCTGGCGGCTTTTATTTACTGATATGTGCGGCAACCGGCATTGCCCTATACAGCACTGTGAAACAGGAACAAGCTCAATTTGCATACCCAGAGGAAACCTCCTCGGTAAAGTTGAATTCCGAAGAAATTTCTAAGACATGCTATAAAAAAATCCCATTAATAGAGGACTGCAAAACTCACGAATCGCCATTTCTGAAATTACTAACTGAAAAATACCAAAGATAATGAACAGAATATATTCAGTTATGGAGTCGGCAACTTCATATAATTATTCAATTCAAAGCGTAGCTTTTAAAATATTAGGATTTCCCAGTCCTTCGCCTGCAAGCCAAAGGACTGGGATTGCGCCAATATCGGCGCGTTTATGACCTGGAGGTCAAAATGTCACAGCAAGAAATAAGTGCAGAACACGCAATTGCCCAGTTAACGAGTCTGGTATTGGCTCTCGCTCATACTGCAGCGGCATCAAACCCCGACCATACATTGGCCAGAATTGGCGCTGCCGTCTTGGCTTGCCGTCAGCAAGGCGTAGGTGACTACTATCCACTGCAGGTCTTTCAAACTGTATTCCCTGGCAAAAATCTCCCGATCGTGTTGAGCGAAGAAGAGTTTGCTGCCAAACAGGCTGAGCTAGGCAAGTAACTTGGCCTTGGTGACGGTCGAAGCCTTGATCGTGGCGCCAGCGATATAAATTCGACCGTCACCCCCAACCAGAAACGGAACTGCTTCTTTCAGCGATTCGGATTTTTGAGTACTCATGTGGTTTCCCCTGCAGCAATGCCGCGTCATGTTGGTTGTCTTGCGTCTTTGTGCCTGAGGATCAGGCGCGTTCGATCGTGCCAGGGGCCGCCGTAGACGATGATCTCGGATGGCCTGCCATACAGGTGGTGGAGCAGGAAAGGACCTGGACCGAAGACGCCTGATTCCTCGCCAGGCAACGACGGATCGGTGCCAAGGTATATGCCAGCGTGGTTCGGGTGAGCTGTCCGGCCAACCTGCATGACGATCATGTCACCGCGCTGCGGCATGTCGACACGCATGAAGCCGGCGGCCTCGTAGTTCTGCTCGTAGAGGCTTGCGTTATCCGCGCTTTCCCACCAGCCATCGGTGCGCTGGAAGGCTTCGAATTCCAGGCCCCACTCGCGGGCATACCAATCAGCGCAAATCTGCCAGCAGTCCCAGGCGCCGTGTACGAACGGGCGCCTGAGCAGCGGCGTGCTGCCGGTTGGCGTGATCGTGCGCATGTCGCCTTCGGGCCACGACAAAATGTGCCAGGGCAACGCCGTGGCCTCGCACATGGCCAAGTCATGCGGTGACGGCCTGCTGGTGGCGTCCGGATGCGAGTGAACGATGCCGATCACTTCGCCCAAGTCTTCCGCTGCGGCGTAGTCCTCGGGATCGAGCCTGAACTCTTCGTTCGGATCCGTGGCGATGTTCCGGCACGGGTAATACTTCTGCGCTCGCCCGACGGCCAGCAGCAGGCCGCAGCACTCGCGCGGATATTCCGCCGCCGCGTGCACCTGTATGGCCGCGATGATGTGCTTACGCATAATCAGCTCCGGGCTATGAGGGACACGGCGGGGAATCCACCGAAGGACAGTTCGTTGTTCTCACCGAAGCGCAACTTGCACGACGACAGGCAGCCTTTGCACTGATCCAGTGCCGGGTCATCCGTAGGGTTGTCCTCGTCGTCGAACATGCGCGCGCCGGTGTAGCCGCAGTCCGGCCCTCGATAACCATTGGTCATGGCCCAATGGCAAAAGGTGGTCATCTGCCGGCCAGGCAGCCCGTGGTTGTCGATCTCGCCCGGCGAAGACAGCTCCCAGACAACGGCTTCACCGTCCTCGCTGGTTTTCTGGTCGATGTACCAGATTTCCAACGCCTCCTGGGTTGGGTCGGCAGTTGGATTGCCTTCCGGATAATTCGCCGCATCCAGGTACTGGGCTAGCGTCTCACGGACCGTCAGCTTGAACTTGAGCATGTCCTCGAAAGCCAGGCACAGCGCCGTGACGCGCCCGTTGACGTTGCCGGCGGCAAAAGTCGGCCGAGAGGCGGTACCGTCGCTGCTCGAGGAAATACCCTCAATCTGCACCGGCCAGGCCGCGTACTCCTGGCCCTGCCAGATAATCGACTTGGCGGGCAGATCCTCTTCCGAGCCCTCATAGGCCAGCAATTCCTCTGGCGTGTGCGGGATGGCGTGCCCGTGGAAGCGCAGGTAATCGGCGCCGTACTCCGTCCCATCTATTTCAAACAGGCGAATCTCGCCGCCGGGCTCCAGTTTCTGGATGTCCGTGATCAGTGCCATGGGCAGTTATCTCAGGGATGAAAGGTTTGCTGGAAAGTCGCAGTGATGGCGTATACCTGGCCGCCGCGGTGCACTGGCTTGTAGCCGCTGCACTTGTAGAGGCCAAGCTCACCCAGAGGCGGCTCCCAGAGGAAAGCCCTCGCCCCTTTGTGCCGGTCGAGGAACGCCATGATCTCCTTGATTCGCCCCTTCAAACCGTTGAAGGTCACCGGCCAGGATTGCGATCGGTTGTTGAGGCCATCCTCGACCGACTGCTCGTAGCCATCTCCGAACTTCTTGGAGCGGACGCGCTGGACAATATCTCCCTCCGCGCCTTTCTCCGTTGCCCAGGTGAATCGTTCGATAGCCATCATCGCCCCTTGATTGCGTTGTTTATGACGCCGCCCTGGCGCATGTCCCTGCTCCGAAGCTCCTGATACTTCTGCTCTACGAACGTCGCCAGCTCTTTGCCGAAGAGGTCATAGCCAGGTGCATCAGCCGAGGAGGTAGCGTTGCCGTCGCCATCGATATGCACTTCGACATTGATCTGCGTTCCGCCAGCCCCACCGCCGCCCATGGCCATAACCCCAAGCTTGCCGCTCGACGTCCGGGTCAGCGGCATGATTGCCTCCTCACCAGCTTCACCCATGACGCCGGTTTTGCCATTGGCCATCCCGAACGCCGTGGGCTTGCTGACGATGGAGTTCGTGAACGCACCGCCGTCGGCGAACATCTGCACACCGCTCGACCACGCGCCGCCCTTGGCTTGCGGAAAGTAGGTGCTGGAGTATCCGGCAGATGATGCCCCGAGGTTTGACGACGTGGCACCGGCAGACCCGGCGGCCATGCCATTGCCGCCGCCGGCCGCGCTGCCACCGAAGTAACTCGCCGCCGCGCCAACCAGACTGCCAAGCAGTGCCGAACTTGCCTGCCGTGTCGCAATGCGCGCCATGTCCGCCAGGATCGATTTGGCGAAGTCCGAGAACGACGCCTTACCGGTCATGGCAAAGTTGACGATGGAATCCTCCATGGAACTGAAGGCGTTGCCGAACAGGCTTTTGGTTTGCCCGGCGATGTTGCGCGCCGAATCCAGGTAGTTATCCCAGGCTGACGTTGCGCCCTTCGTCCAATCGCCCTGGGCGTTCTCCACATCCGCATAGTTCTGCCGGATCTGGTCCGTCGCGGTCTTGTTCGCGTCTGCGAGCGCCTGCGACTTCCGTTTAAACTCTTCCTCCGACATGTTGCGCGACGGATCAGACTTCTGATTGGCGAGCTCCAGCGACTGCTGAGCAAACCGGTCCTGCTGGCTGTTCAGTTCGCCGCTGAGTGCGTTCTGTCGATCGCCCTGCCCAACGCCGAGCACTGCGCGCTGGCCTGCCAGTTCCAAAGCCCGCTGTTGCTGCCCCAGCGCCTGCACGTACGTGCTGATCGCCCGCTCCTGCTTTGCCAGGCGCCCGGTTTCGTTGGTGGCGAGCACTTCAAGCTGGCTGTTGGCATCCTTCTGCGCTTTAACCAATCCGGCGCGCGCGTCGGCGATCTTCTGGTCCAGCTGGATGCTTTGCGCAGCCGACGTGGACTTCTTGCCCTTGGCGGCCTCAAGCGCCGCAATCTCTGCTTCGTAGGCTGCCGTTGTCTGGTCGAGCTGATTCCCGATCAACGCCTGGCGCCGCAGCAGATAGTCTTCCTCAGACAGTAGGCCAGCCTTCTGGGCCGCCTCCAGTTCCTTCTGGTAGTTTTTGTAGGTGTCGGTGATCGCCGCCAAGTCGTTCTTGGCGTTGTTGAAGCTGGTCAGATCAACTTGGGTAGCGGCGGTTTTCGGGTCCTTGTTTTTATCCTCAATGCCTTTCAAAAGAATGTCGTACGCACCACCGGAAAACTTTTTGCCGTCGTAGCTCACACCGTCAAGCAGTGGCGACTTTTGCCCTGCCTTTTCTACATTCTCGTAAAGCGCTTTGAACTGGTTGTTCAGCTTCTCCAGTCCCGCTTTGCGCTTGTTCAGAGGGTTGACGTTGTCTAGTTGCGCATCCAGCGCTTTCTGAGCCTCGATTGCCTTCTGGTTAGCGTCGGCGTTCTCACCGGTGACAATTGCCAGGTTAGAGCTGGCAGTCTGTCTGGCCTTCAGCTCGGCAAGTTTTTTCTCAAGCGCCTCAGTTGAGTCGTCATGCTCACCGGTGCCCAGACCAAGAGCCGAGTTCAAGGAACTGAGACCGTTAGAGATGGCGCCAGCAATTCCGCCGCTCTTGCGGGTATCAAGAACACGCTGGGTGATCTCGATCTGCTTGGCCAGGTCAGGGAATATCTCCGACCGGACTTCTGCGTACGCGCCCTTGATGGCGTTCTTGATCCTGTCCCAGTCGCGCTCCACGTCGGATAACGATTCGCGATAAGTCTTCAGGCGCGTCAACGCGGCCTGGTTCAAATCTTCGCTGAGCACATCCAAGGCACGCTGGCTGTCGCCCTGGTCATCCAGCCCCTTGATCACCTGGTACTGCTCGAGGGTGATCAATCCGTACTGACTGCTGATTTTGCTGGCGGCTTCAGTTGCTGTATCGCCAGCGGTGGCAAAGGACTTGGCGAGTTCGCCCGCCCCCTGACCGGTAACTTCGCTGACTGCCGCTGCAGCTTCAGCCAAATTGCGCATCTGGGTGCCGCTGATGGCGGCGCCAGACGCAAGCGAAACAACGGCCTCTCGCGCACCGAACAGGTTACCGGTAACACGCCCAACGCCGTCGGCCATATCCTTCAGGCTGGCAATAGTTTGCCCCGCGCCATTCGTGCCGCCGTTGATCGCAGCATTGAACTCTCGCGCCTGCTTCATCGCATCGAAGTAGGCATAGCCAACCGAGCCGAGTACAGCAACCAGCAGGCCGGCCGGAATCAGCATCCCTGCCAGGCTTTTCGCCGATTCACCGGCGCCAGCCCCCAGCTGAGCGATCGCACGCGCCCCACTGCCCAGATCGCCTGCCTGGATGGCGCTAGCCAACTGCATGACGTTTTCTTGAGCTTGACGGGTACCGAGCTTCAGCTTGTCGAAAGCGCTAGCGGCTTCAGTAAGCCCCGACCGGTCCTTCCCGATCTTAGCCAGAGCCTCGTTGTAGCGCTCTGCATCGATCTGACCAGCTTTATGCAGGTTATTGAGCGCGTTCTCCTGAGCCTCAAGCTTCGCCAACTTGGCGGTTACCGGGTCAATCCCGTTGACGGTACGCTTCAGCGCCTCAATCTGACGATTTTCCGCTTCGATCAGCTTCTGCTTCTGCGCCAGCTCTTTGGCTTCTGCCTTTTCAATCTTGTCGTAGGCCTTTCCCAGCTGATCCTGATATTTCGCCTGCTCTTCGATGGTGACCAAGCCGCCCTTGCGGGCGCGCTCCAGCAAACCCTCGGCTTGAACCAGCGACTCCATGCTCGAAATATTGCCCGTCATAGCCTTGTCTAGCTGGCTGATGACGGAGATTTCCGCGACTGCGCTGTCAGCTGCCTTGCGACTGGCTCCAGCTTGCCGACCCCTCGCTGCCGTTGATTTATCGATGCTTTGCGCAACATCCGCTTCGGCCTGGGAAACCTTTTTACCGGTGTCGGCCAGGCCTTCGCCCGTTGTGCCCAGGTCATCAATGGCCTTCTGGGCGCCTTCAGCGGAATCGACTAGCTTATCAAGATCATCAGCAGCCTTTGCGGCCTGTGACGACTCGACAGCAATACCCAGGGAAGCGAAGTTGGTGCTCATTTGTTTTCTCTCTGTTCCGCCATCACCTGCAGGGCTTCAGCCTCCATACGGCGAAAGTCGCTGAAAATGGTTTGTCGCTGGCTGATCGGTACGCCACACATCCGAATAACCCCGGAGAGAACGCTGTAGTCCATGCCTGTCACGCCGCACGCGCCTGTGCGCCACTGTGTGCTCATTGCCTCAAAGACCTTGAAGGCGTCCCAGTTGTCGGGCCAGATGCCGATCTCTGTGGAGTAGTCGGCCGCAGTGAAGCCGAAGGCATCCGTGCCCTCCAGCGTCGGCTCATAGAGCGCGCGTGCAGCGCTTAGGAGTTTCCCAGGCGGGCTTCGTTGAAGGCTTCGGCGTAGGCATTCAGCACGGCCTTGGGGGCCGAGTTAATGGAGTTGACGAGGATGCGTACGTTTTCAGGCGTGAACTTTTCCTCGATATCCCAGCCGACGACGACATCAAGCAATTGGTCGGCCTGCAGATCGATCTGAGCAGCCGTGAATGCCTTGAGGTCCATGTCTCCTAACTGCTTGCTCAGCTCGTCGTGCCGCTCGTTCCAGCCGGTGTACAGCTCCGCGAGCGCGGTGCGATCCAGGTACTTGAACTCGAACTCCACCTTCTCGGCGCTATAACCGGCACGCTGGATCATCACCGCCGCCTTGAAGGTCGGCTTCTGGATCAACTTGAACTTAGCCATGAGCCCTTCCCTTACGACGCGTAGCGAATGAATTTGGCGACGACTGCAAACACTGCGGTGACGGTCATGATGTTGTTCTTGTTGAGGGACGGCACGTTGTCGAACGAGGCGTAGGCGTTGTAAACGATGCAGCCGCCAGCGGCGAGGTTCACCTTCACGGCGCGAGGCTTCTTGTCGTCATCTGCCTCAATCAGCACGTCGTTGTGAGGCAAATCGGGATCGTCAGCCAGAGTGAGCGTGAACGCGATCGCCGACTTGGTCGTCGGGATCTGATGCTCGTCATCCTCTTCAAGAAAGGAGTAGGTTGCGTTCTGCTGATCACCGCCGGACTTCGCGGATTCCGTCACCTGGCTGACGGGCACCCAGTCCGTGATCTTGCGCACAGACCCAGCGCCGCCGCCCGCAACATAGCGCGCTATGTTGAGAGTGTTTGCCTTTTCAAGGACAAACGCGTCGGCGGTAGCAGTTTTCACGCGCAGCACGCGATTGTTCAGTCGGGCCCAGCCAGACGTCACCTCGACAAAATCGCCAGCCTTGAGGCCGTGAGCCGCCGCCGATACCGAGGCTTCAAGAGCATTGGAGATCGCAGTGACGACGATCGGATTGCCGTAGCCGGATGCGACGACAACGGTAGAGCCATTCGGCAGAAAGACGGCCATGGGTATTTCCTCTTTTCAGAAATGACAAAACCCGCACAGAGGCGGGTTATTGGGTTTGCCCTATGGGCGGTGGAAGTGCTAATCAGGTAAATCTGGGATGGAGCAAAGGGGAAAACCAAGGTGACAGAGGTCTCGCTACTCAACCTGCTTCAAGACATGGAGATCAGCTTGCATCAAGCAAGCGTCCGAAATGACCCTGAGCAACTCAATCGTCTATTGCACAAAGACTTCCATGAAATTGGTCGTTCAGGGGCCTTCTATTCAAAAGCTGATACCGTTGAAAGCTTGCCGCGTCAAAGGTCTCGCGTTGATATCGTGGCTCGAAATTTCAAACTGACCGTGATCTCCAAGGACGCTTGTCTACTGGTATACGAAGCCTCCCAATCCAGCCGCGACGGAGCACCAAGGCAATACGCGCGGAGATCTTCAATCTGGAAGCTTGAGGCTGGAATTTGGCAAATGCTATTCCATCAAGGGACGCCTACTCGCCCGTTTGATCCTGACTAAACGGTGTCTGCTCGGTATTCGAACGACACAGGTACGGTGAACGTGGGTGGATCGGCTATGCCAGGGCCAGGGTCTACCGGTGACATCGTGACGACGGTGACGCCCGCCTTCGTGTCTCTCGCGTATAGTGGAAACAGCGCGCTCAGCTCACCCACAAGGGGGTTCGTTTTTGTCTTCCCGGTATTAGCCGGAGCCACAATGCTGACTTGGTAGACGCCGATGAAAGCGCGGTGGTCGCCAGCGAGCGTGCTGCTTGCGGTGTCGCCTGGGAGCATGAATGCCCGTAGATAAGTCTCGCCATCGGCTGGCTCGTACTGGACGTTCTCAAACACAACCTTGACCGGCTCCGCCCTACCCTTGCTCCAAGCAATCAGCTTGGCCTCGTAAATGGATGCAATGATGACGTGGCTCATACCTGGTTGTTCCTTATGGCTTCGTCGACGATCTGCTGGAATCTCGCAAGCGTCACTCTTACCATTCCTGATGGAGCTTGAGTGGAGTGGCCATATTCCAAAGGAATAGAGTAAGGCAGGTTGTTCACGATGTACGCCGTTTGCCCCGCCGTCAGCGCCTGGACCTGTAGTCGCAGCTTGGCCAACGTCACACCACCAACCGGGTCGACTTGGTCAAGCGTGCCCTCCGCCGGCGTGCCGATGGAAAACTGCCAGTTCCCGCGAAACCTCCCGCCGACGTAGTCCCTGCCCGCGACTAACCCGTTCACGTTGAAGTTCTGGTCGCGCTCGGTCTTGGTCAGGGGCTTGGCGTATTTGACCCCGCGCCGCAGCTTGCCGGCCTTCGTGAAGTTTGATTCGTTGAGGTTGATGATCGTGTTGCGCACCGCGACATTCAAGTCGTAGTCATCGGCCGCCCGGGTGTTGCTCTGTCGATGAGCGACGTTCGCCGACCAGATCTCTGGATTGCCCACCGGCGACATTCGGATAACGCTGCTGCCGATCTCGATAACGATCTCTCGGATGGTTGCATCGATACCAGCCTGGGCTCGCTCAGCGAAGTCTCGAATGTTCTCGGCAAAGCTGCCGTTCATGCTCGCGTACTTGTTCGCCATGTCACTTCCTCAGCTGGGCCGTCCACGTTGCATCAGCCGGATCGGCGGACACGTTCATCACCCGCAGGTCGTTGATGATGTCGCCAATGGCTGGGGTAGCCGGTACCGTCGTTGGTACACCGGCCTCCGACACGAACAGTTCGTTTTGCAGCACCAGCAGCTTCTTGTCGGTAGTCTGGATGAGGGAACCGTCGATTTCCTTGGACAGGTAGCTGCCCAGAACACCGCGCCCCCTGTAAGTGACGGTGCTGTCTGGCGTTTCGCCGCCCAGGTCAGGGTCATACTCGCCCGCGATCTTGCGCACGCCCGTCACGGGTTTAACCGCGTCGGCCAATCCATCAGGATCGTCGAACGACTCGGCCAATTCGGCCTGGATCTCTTCACGCATGCCCATGATCAGATCCTTTTCAGCATCATCACGCTGGAGCGCTTGATCCACGGTTCCAGCAGCACCATGGCGAAGTTGACGCCGGCTGACTGATCGGTGGAGCCTGCCACGTAGGTCTTGCTCACAGACGTGCCGGACTGCGCGGATACGGTCTTGCTCTGCACTTCCTTTTGCGTGGCCGTGAACAGCTTGCCCGCCGCTGCCTCTTTGGCAACCTGGGCGCCGGCTGTTTTGATCTCGGCCGGAACCGGATCAGGAACAGCCCGCTTAATCTTGGCTGTGAGCCAGGCGTTTGCCATAGTCACAGCAAGGACCGGATCACCGGTGCCGGACCAGTCAGGACCGAGCTGGGCGTCAACATCGGCAACGGTGATGAAGTCGGTCATGTGCTTGTCCTTATTCCGCTGGCACCAGGGCCTGCAGGTCTTCTTTCTTGGCGGACGGGTCGAAGGCAATGCCCTTCTCGGTCAGCCATTCTTTCAGCTCGGGGACCTTCATTTTCAGAGGATCGGTTTCTTTGATCTCTGAATCTTTGCCGTCGGACACCTTGATGCCGGCCGCTTGGTAGGCGTCGAAGATGTCCGGGGCATCGCCATCAACCACCACCTCGGTAGCGGAACCGATGACACCGAAGAATTCGCTCAGCAGGCGGTAGCACACGCCGCGCTCTTTGCCCGGCTTGTCCGTGTAGATTACTTTCATGAGTCACCTCAAAAGCATCCCGGCGCCATAAGGGCGGCAGGCTGTGTGGGCCGGATTACGGCGTGGTGGTACCGCTGATCACAGCGGCGAACGGGACCTGCTTGCGGCTGAATACACGCTCCCAGTTGCCCGCGGAGGCATACTGAGTCGCGTTTGGGCTGAGGTTCTGAGCTTCGGAACCCTTCCAGCTGAAGCCGGCAGGCTGGAGGATGTAAGTCTTCCGCTCCCACAGCACTTCGGCACCGCCGCCGTTACCTCCGCCGGGCTTACGCTCGAGCTCTACCGGCACTTTCGGCGTGCCTTCGCCGTAGCCGAAAGCGCCCTGGCCGAAGAACACGGACAAGTACTTGCCCGCGCCGTACACCAGGGCGTCGTCCATGAACACCGGCTTGCCGAGGTAGGTGGCCAGGATGATCTTGCCGTCCGAGTCACGCAGGTACTCGATAAGGTCCTGCTTGACCATCTGGTTCATCACCACTGAGTGAACGCCGATCGCGCCGAACTGGTCAGCGGCATCGCCGGCGGTGAACGCGGCATCCTGGAAGGCGTTCGCACTGATGGTCGCGCCCGCGTCGATGACCATGTCACCGCCGTTGTTCGCGATATTCGAGGCGATGATGCCGCGCGCAGCGCCCAAGGTGTAACGCTGCCATTGGCGGGTCCAATAGGTGCCGAAGCGGTTGCGGATCTGCTGCTGAGGCTCGCTGTTCGCAAGTTCAGCGGTCAGGTCAGTAACACCGTAGCCTTTGTTGAGGTACAGAACCCGGGCACGCATGCTGTCCTGGGTGACCTTTCCGACTTCGCCCTGGTCATTCGGGTCGTCATTGCTGATGTTCGGCGCTTCATCGGCGTTGAGATCCTGCCAGTAGCTGATCTCAGCGGTGCCCTGGCTGCCGGAAGCAATCGCGTCCAGCACAGGAGAGCGAGTCACGATGCCCGACTCGTATACAGCGGTCTTTTCCGGGCTGTTAACCGGCGCCAGGGAGGCGTAGTAGTCGCCGACGAAGATGTCGGTCAATTGGGTAGTTGGCATGGATTAGGTTCCTTTGGTGGCCTGGATTTTCTTGAAGAGATCGGGATTGTCACGGGCGATCGCAGCGCGTTCGGTTTCCGTGTACTCGCCCCACTTTTTCGTGGCCTTGCCACCGTTGTCGCCGGTCTGCCCGGCGCCCTGAGCCCTTGGCCACAGGTGTGTTGCTGTTTCACGCAGGGATTCCGCCCATTCGAGCGGTGACAGCGGGGTTTTCCCGTCCTTCCCGTAAACGACCTCGCCATCACGGTCGGTGGCAATTGCCTCACCGTCTTCACTGAGTTTGAAAGTGCCCCGGGCGCGCAAGATGATGTCCTCGGCGGCCTCTGGGAGCGCGCCGGCTTTGATGGCAGCGGCGCGGATTGAATCAGCCAGCACCTTGTCGCTGTACTTAGCTGCGAATTGCTCAGCCTTGTCGGCACGGGCTTTCTCGGCGGCCAGCTTGGTGTCGTAGTCGGTGCGCAGGCGCTCTGTGCGGCGGGTGATGACCTCGTCCAGCTTGCCCTCGGCGATCAGCTTGGTCTCTTCATCCTGACCAACCTTATTAAGCAGGCCTTTCACTGATGCAATGTCCAGGCCTTCGAACTGGGACTTGAAGCCGTCCAGCTCGGTCTTGGTGGTCCGGAGCGAGCCAAGCAGCTCGGTGTTTTTGTTCTTGAGGCCCAGGGTGGCTGCATCCACTGCTTCGGCGATTGCGGATTTAACTGCCGGATCTTCAAGATCAATCTGGTTTTCGTCTGCCACTTGGTGCACCCCTTGGGTTTGGTCAGCCCGCTTCGCAGGCATAAAAAAACCGCCCATTGGGCGGTTTGGTGTGAATTCTGGTAATAAAAAACCGCCACTAGGGCGGTTTCTTTGATTCGGTTGAATCGATGAGGAAGCGTTAGAGGTCGTTCAAGCGTTCAATATTGTGTTCCCAGCCTTCCTGATCCATCGGATCAAGCTCTTCCGGCCCCTCTTCCTCGTACTCTTCTTCCTCTTCGATCTCGTCGTCAATTTCTGTGTTGTCGATTTCTACTGGCATGTTAAGCGCCTCTGGTTGAAATAGTACAGCGGCGCGGTTTTATATACATTTCGAGAAGTTTCGGCAAGGAATTAGCGTTTCAACTTATGACAGACAGACCACGCATTACGAGGTAATCAGCGAACTGCGTCCTGCTCGGTGCGTACGGCGGCGGCCGCATGCGAAAGCCTGGCGTATCGCGGTTGAGTCGAGTGCGACGACCATTGGACTCAATGCAATGCGTCGGCTCTTCGATCTGGAAGCCCTGTTCTGCTGCATACAGCTCGACCGCCAGCCGTACTTGGCCCCACTCAAGCTCAAAGGGCACGAACGTCTCGGACAGCGTCTGATATTCGATTTTGCAATCACGCCGTGGCCAGGCCATTGCCTGTTCAGGCTTGGCCTTGCGCCCTTTCCACAGGCGACCATTGATATCGGCGGCAGCGCGCAGCAGCAGTTCGATCTGGTCAGCCTCAGCCTCAGGTATCCGGAACCCGTAGTAGTCGCGGTAGAAGGTCAGCTTCTCCAGCGGCACGAAGCTGTTGGCGTCCGGCCTACCTTTCCCATCCTCAACGATGATCTGCATGCGCTATCTCAACCTGGTGAAGCGCCGAGTGTAACGCCTGCTCGGGTGAACATGTCGGGCTCTGCATCCTTCAACTGCGCCAGCGTCAGTGGCTTGAACGACTTGTCGAGCTGCAGCTTTGCGAACTTCTCCGGCGTCAGCCCGCCATCACGGAACAACTTGCCTCGGACCGGCCCGAGGGCATGATCCTGGAAGCTCGCCGGCTGCGTTGCCAGCCACTCGTAATAGTTCAGCCCGGCGGCGACCTGGGCCCCACCGTTATCGCCCACCGATGCGCGCGTGGCATCCTTGGAGAACATCTCCGAAAGCCTAGTGGTCGGCACGGTAGTTGACCGGCAGTTGATGTGCGCCGGTGGCAGCGGACCTTTGCCCAGGTCGAAACGCATCCCATCCAGGCCCTTGCACTGTTGCGAGGTCTTGCGATCGAGCGTCGACACCCAGCGATAGCCCAGCACCACGTCGCTGTTGGCCTTCAGCGTCTCCATTCGTGCCGTCGTGGCCACATGCTGGATTGCCGTCTGCACCACGGCGGCAGCATTGCGGTTGCTCACCGCCAAGACGCCGTCAGTGAAGTTCTGCGCTGCCGTACCGCGAATCGCCTGGATGATCTGGGCGTTGGTCTGGCCCTGGCCGAAGCCGAGCCGGATCGTGTTGGTGACGCGCATCGTCTCGGTCCGCGTCCAGCCGCTGACGAAGCTCTTCAGCAGCTTGCCGCCGTCGATGCCCTTCACCTGTAGCGGGTAGGAGAACACCGCAGCGCGGGTCACCGTGTTGGTCGGCACCACAGCGTCGATAGAGAGGGCATTGCTCAGGCTTTTGGCCTCAAAGCTCGACTCATACAGCGCGATGTCGACCAGATCGGCCTGCACCAGGTCGCCGTAGGCCTTGTAGATCTCCAGCAGCTTGCCGTCCACACGGGCCAGGAACTGCTCAAGGCGGTCCCGGCTGTAAGTGGTCAGTTCCTTGCGGGTGAGTTGATCCCGCACCAGCTTATCGATCTGGCGTAGGTACTTCTCGAACTTCTTGACCTCGCCGGCCTTAAGCCGCTCCAGCATTACCGAGTGGCGCGTCGTCTGCTCCAGCAGTTGGCTGTCCGCCTGCACCAGGTTTGTCGTTGGCAT